TGGTAGTGTTGATAAGTCCAACCCAAAGTTTTTGAGCTTCTGGTACATCAAGTCCATTAAGCCTTGCTGGAAAAACATATTCAGCGTTGGCTCGATGGCTATCAGCCTTTCAGCTCGATCGTCTTTGGGAACAGTTGTCATGCGTGAACCATTCACGACACTAAAGCGGGGCGAATCAGAATATCGATTCAATTCTTCTACAGCGGTTAAATGCTGCGGATCCCACGCGCAAAAGCAGTCGTAAATAGGTAAGACACTAGCGGTTGTAGTTAAGGGGTAAGTAAATTTATCCTCGATGTTCGTTCTTTCGAACTTCAAACCGAGGGTAACCCCACCACTAACGTTACACCTGGAAAACCAGTCGGTTAATTCCAGATCACCAAGAACATCACTTATTGTTTGCCTTGCGGCAATAAGGATGCGACCGAGTATATCAGACTCTTCAACACCGAAGCCCAATCTGGGCCAGGAAAAAGTAGAGTTAATAATTTGAACGCGAGCATATACATCAGCAAATTTAGCCAATGCATTACGCTTGAGAACATCTTGGTCTTGGCTCTGCGATCTATATTTTTTAAGAAAGCAGAGATCTTGGTTGATAACATAGTGTTTAACAGAATCGTCTAGAAACAGGCCTGATACATCGTTTGATGGCCTGGAGTCTATTTGTTGTTGAATATCACGCATATAGCACTGATGCAGACGTTTTGCGATCTGATCAGGATCAAAAAGAGCATAGTTCGCTCCTTCTTTAAGCTTTTTGCTACTGTTTTTCATTGGTAAATCTCCTAATGATAAAGTAAAGTAATACTAGTCTAGCGACCCGTCTTTCAGGGTTGGTGCTAAATCAGCATCGAAACAGGATTGGGCACCAAGGTCAAGAAGCAATTGCTTCTCGGTTGGTGTGGTTTCCACATCATAGCCGACTTCGACCATAACGTAGTTGTTCGCAACTACTTGGGCACCAGAGGGAAGTGTCTTCAATTTAGGGACACTTATCTTGATACTGTTTCGTTGCATTGTGTAACCACCAATACTGTTCGGATTGGGACGTGCTTCCTTGACTTTCGCCAGGATTGAGCGCCGAGTACGGAGATCCGTATCGGTTGTCACAACCGCCTTTACTGAATTGTTTTGGATGCCTAAGCCGGTAAAGGCCAAAGCAGTACCACCAGTAGCAGCTATAGAAGTTGGAGCTGTAACTAGAGAGGCATTTTTAATAGCCATAAATATTTCCTTGATGGAACACCATCATGTAAGTAGTTAAAAAATGAAGTTACCTTCGTTTAGTTT